CTATATTCTCTGATGACTTCTGGTTTGCCGAGTTAGAAGCGCTCAAAGAAGTTATGCTATCACTTTATAAAGGCGTGTCGAGAAATGCAGCCAAAAGAGCGTTAGACGAGTTGCTTGGAATGGGTGCGCCTGTATCCATCTCTTGGACGCAAGTCAATGAGGCTGTCAATTTATGGGCAGAGCAGTTTGCTGGTGAGCGTATAAGGCTGATAAATGATTCCACCAGAAAGATGGTGCAGGAGAAGGTGGTAGCGTGGAACAATTCTGGCAAGCCATTGTCCGACCTTGTCAAGAATTTAGAAGGTGAGTTTGGCAAAGTTCGGGCTGAGCGGATTGCCGTGACCGAAGTTACTAATGCTTATGGTCAAGCCAATCTTATCACTTGGAAAGCGTCAGGTGTTGTGGAAAAGAAGCGTTGGTATACGGCTGTTGATGAACGGGTGTGTCCGATATGTGCACCGATGCACGGTCAGACTGTTGGTATTGACGATTATTTTACAGATGGCTATGGCAATCAGGTCCAAGCGCCAGCTGCCCATATTAATTGCCGCTGCTACCTCCAGCCTGTTGTGGAGACTGTCTAAATGTCCGACCAGATTGATTATCAGATAAAGGGGCTTGACAAGCTCAATAAAAAGCTGAAGCGTTTGCAAGGCAAAGAGATTAAGGACGCATTGTATAAAACGACTGACAAGGCAGTCAAGTATGTGCATAGCCAAGTCCCAGAATATCCAGCTCCACCTCCAGCCTCCACTTATCGCAGGACTGGGACGTTGGGTCGGCAGATAAATACTGCTGTGAAAGAAGTTGGCTCTGAGATTTATGGAATTATTGGAAGTCCGACTAAATATAGCCCGTGGGTGATTAGTAGTGAGGCTGTCCCGGAAATCGGAGCTGGACCACAAGCTACTATTCATAAAGGGCGTTGGTGGACTTTGCAGGATGTTGTCAAGAAGTCGCTCGCTGAAGTCAAGCGATTTTATAGTAAAATGTTAGAGGACTTAATTAAGTGATATGGAGGCTCTGATGGAAGAGAAATCATTTGCCAGTGCAGTGAAGTCAATCGAAGACCGAACTGTGACTGGTATTGCTGCTGTGTTTGGCAATATCGACTTGGTTGGCGATCGCATTCATAAAGGTGCGTTCAAGAAGACCATAACCGAAAATTCACGGCATTTTCGTCATCTTTGGCAGCACAATTACAACTTACCCCCGATTGCCCGTATCGATGAAATCGCAGAGGTTGGCAAAGCCGATTTGCCAGAGCAGATCAGAGCAGAATTTCCAGAAGCGACTGGTGGGTTGCAGGTAAAGCGCACCTACTTAAACACCGAGCGTGGCAATGAAGTTTTGGAAGCTCTGCGAACTGGAGCGCTGAATGAGATGTCTTTTGGCTTTGATGTCGTCAAGTTTGATATCACTGAGGAAACCGAGCCTGCCAATGAAAAGTCCCGCTTGCTTGTCAGGAACATTCGAGAGGTGAAGCTCTGGGATATATCTGATGTCAACTGGGGTGCTAATCCTGCAACCGCTGGAGTAAAGGCTGTTGTGCCATATAAGGATACTGGGCAGTCTAATGACAAATGGGCTGCACCTAATCTTGGCGACTTTGCTGATGCTGGCTGGGCTGAATTGAGTGATGCAGACAAGACCCGCATTGCCAATCATTATGCTTGGGCAGAGACATTACCCCCAGAGAATTTTGGTCAACTCAAACTTCCTCATCACAAGCCATCGAAAGATAGCATCGGTCCAGCGGTGTGGAATGGCGTTGCTGCTGCAATGGCAGCGTTATTTGGTGCTCGTGGTGGCGTGGACATTCCAGAGAGCGAGATGAAGGGAGTTTACAATCATCTGGCAAAGCACTATGCCGAATTTGACAAAGAGCCCCCAGAGTTCAGCTCGCTGATGGCTGTGCGGAGTATAATTAGGTATGATATAACGCCCCTGATTAAGGGGTATTATGTGAATGGTTATGAGATAGTTCCACTCGTAACCGAGCTAAGGCAGAGACTTGCCGAAGCCGAGCCGCAGGTTGTAGAGTTCAACCCTGCACTCACTTCACTGGTGATGCGCAAGCTAAAAGTTTTGGAACAAGAATTAGACATTTTGTGAGGTTAATCTTATGGACACTTTAGAAAAATTACGCTTGGAGTTGCGTGAAACTCTATCGAAAGCATCGGCTAAGGCTGCTGAATGGGAAGGCAAAGAGAAAGAAATGCCCCCAGAAGTCCTGAGTGAAATCGATGCCAATATCCGTGAAGCTGAAGCGATTAAGGGCAAGATTGATGTGCTCAAACGCAAAGCCGAACTCGATGCTTATGCCAATGAAGGCGTAGGTGCTAAAACTGCTGTTGCCCCTGCTGCAGAGGAAAAGAAAGACAAATATCCTTTCAGGTCTCTGGGCGAGCAGCTGGTTGCCATCATTAAAGCTGGCAGCCCTGCAGGCAAGGTTGATCCTCGTTTGTATGAGGTGAAAACTGCATCAGGTTTATCCGAAGGCGTAGAAGGCGCGTTCCTTTTGCAGCCCGACTTCGTGCAAGAGATTATGCGCCACGCTTATGAAAGCGGTCAAATCTTGAGCCGAACCCGAAAAATGCCAACATCCAAACAGAGTGTAAAAATCCCGCTTGTGGCAGAGACCTCTCGTGTAACTGGCTCACGCTGGGGTGGAGTGCAAGCCTACTGGCTTGCTGAAGCTGGCGAAAAGACTGTATCGAAGCCCGCCTTTGAAAACCTCGTGCTCGAACTGAAAAAGCTTATCGGCTTGTGCTATATGACCGATGAGATGATGCAAGACCTTCCGTTCTTGGAATCCTTTATCGGCGAGGTGTTCACTGAGGAGTTCACCTTCCAGTTAGAGGAAGCGATTATCAACGGAGCTGGCGGTGGTCAGCCTTTGGGCATTTTGCAATCGCCTGCACTTGTTACCGTTGCAAAAGAGACCTCGCAGACTGCCGACACTGTAGTATATGCCAACATCGTCAAAATGTGGTCGAGATTGCATGCTCGCAGCCGTGCCAATGCTGTGTGGCTGATTAACCAAGATGTTGAGCCTCAACTCTACTCAATGGTAATAGGAACAAACGTTCCAGCTTATTTGCCCGCCAATGGCTTGTCTGGAACGCCTTATGCTACGCTGTTCGGACGTCCCGTCATCCCTACCGAGCACAATGCAACACTTGGTGATGTTGGCGATGTCATTCTTGCCGACTTCAATGAGTACGTGACCATTGATGCTGGAGCGATGAAGTATGACACCTCAATTCACGTTCGGTTCGTCTATGATGAAACGGCGTTGCGCTTCGTTTACCGCTTCGATGGTGCGCCATTGTGGAAGTCTGCTCTGACACCTGCTAAGGGTTCAAATACGATCAGCCCGTATGTAACATTAGCTGCTCGTGCATAGGAGGAGAGATGATTAAGATTCCCGGTGATTTGAATATTGTAACGGGGTTAGCCCCGACTGCAGGCAGTGCTGCTGCAACTGGCGATTACATCTCTCTCAAGAATGCACACAGGGTTTGGATTGTCTTTTCTGTGAAGCAGGGCGAGGCGACTGTGCCAGTGCTTTCCGTGATGAAGGCAACTGCTGTCGCTGGAACTGGCGCAACTGCGATGACCGAAGCAGCCCGCATTTTCTCGACACTCGACTGTGCCACATCTGATGTTTTGGTGGAGCGTACTCCAGCAGCGTCTTATTCGCTGGATGCTGCTTTGAAAGATAAGCTCGTGGTGTTCGAGATTGACCCAGCTGCTATTGGAGCGTATGACTGCATTGCTGCGAAGGTTGCAGCTTCCAATGCTTTGAATGTCACTTCCGTGCTCTATGTTGTTGAAAGTCGGTATGGCTCGAAAGTCCAGCCATCGATGATTGTTGACTAACCAATGGGTGGGGCGGTAAAACGCCCCACCTAAAATGAGAGCGTATTATGGCGGATTACTGCACAATCGCAGAAGTCAAGAATATGATGCCTGATGTAGAATGGGCTTCCGACTATGATGCTACTATATTGAGCCTCATCTCTCGGGCATCCAGAGCTATTGACCGCTGGACTGGGCGTGAGCCTGATGCTTATTGTGCTCCAGAAGCTACCCGTTTATTTGATGGTGCTGGCAATTCTGAACTTTATATTGGCGAGTTAGCTGCTGCTCCGACAGAAGTCAAGGTTGCGTGGGATGGTATAACGTTCGAACTGTTAGATGTGGCAGAGTACTATTGCTTGCCGACAAACACTCTCCCATTCAATTACATAAGGCTTGAGTTTGGCACGTTCCCGTGCAGGCGCAGGTCTATCCAAGTGAAGGGAAAGTTCGGATATAGTCTGTCCGTTCCTGATGATATAAAGCAAGCCGTGATTATGCAGGTTGTCCGCTGGTATAAGCACGGACAGCAGGCGTTCCAGAACACCGCAGCTTCAAACGAATTTGGCACACCCCAGTATGGTGGGCTGGATGAAACAGTCAGCTCTATTTTAGAGGCTTATCGGAAGGTTGTTGTATGAGTTATCAGATTGGTGACGCATTGAGCTATTTGCAAGCCGAGCTGGCAAAGATAACTGGCATAAAAGAAGCGCCCGCAGCTCCGCCCGAAGCAATGGCACAGTTTCCGTTCGCTTTAGCTTATGCCAGCAGCTTCTCGTCAATTGGTGGCTCTGGTTTTGAGGAAGTTCTGGACGTGCTGGTTGTTGAGATCCACGTAGCTCGGCAAGTGCTGCCGAAATCATTCCCGATAGCGCTTGGCTTTAGAAATGAGGTGATTGGCATTCTACTTGCCGACCCAACGCTTGGAGGGAGTGTAGATACTTACACAGATGTGCGTGGAACATTCGGCTGGCTGCAATACGCTGGCGAAAGTCATTTAGGCTGGCGCATTGAAATTGAAGTGAAAGGAAAGATAGGATGCTGAAATATGTAGGCAATGGTTCTCTGGCTGACATACCTGCCAGAGATTTGACTGATGATGAAGTGAGGCAGTTTGGTGAAGCATTTCTGCTCTCAACTGGATTGTATGTAAAAGTCGAAGTAAAGCAAAGCAAAGCTTTACACGAGAATAAGAATTTGCAGCCCGAGAGTGAAGACAAGGGCTGCTCAGGCTGTTAGGAGGCTAAATGGCTGGTATAAAACGATTACGCAAATTGCAGTTTGGCAAAGAGACGACTGCTGGCACACCAGTCCCAGCCACAACAATTTGGCGTGGAACTGGAACGTTGGAGGATAAGCGTGAGCCTTATTTTCCCGATGAGGATATTGGCTATATTGCCCCGTTGAATAGGGCTGTTTTCCCGTTCACGCAAGGTCAACTTGACTTGGACGAAGTCCCTGCAACCTTTGAGCAGCTGCCTTATATCTTGGCGATGGGTGTTGACGGCGTTGTAACAGGGAGCGCTGATGGAACTGGGTCTGACAAGATTTACACCTACACCTTTCCCACAACCGCACTCAAGACACCTAAGACATTCACCATCGAAGGTGGAGATAACGAGGAAGTAGAGCAGATGGCTTATAGCTTTGCCGAAAGCTTCAAGCTTAGCGGTAAAGCAAAAGAGCCGATCATGATGAGCGCAACCCTGATAGGTGCAAATGTCAGTGTTATGGCTAATTTTACTGGTTCGCTTTCCTTGCCGACAGTTGAGGATATTCTTTTCCAAAAGACTAAGCTATATATTGATGCAGTTAGTGGAACTATTGGAACGACCCAAATCCCCTGCACGTTATATGAGTTTAGCCTCGATGTGACCACTGGCTTCCAAGCGATTTATGCAGCTAATGGCGACCTTGCCTTCTGCAAGATTAATGGTGGCATGCCTGATATAAAGCTGCACTTGGTATTCGAGCACAATGCCACTTCTAAAGACCAGAAAGCTGCTTGGCGTTCATTGACACCGAAGTTAATTCAGCTAAAGAGTGAAGGCTCGGCTGTTGCAACTGCTGGAACGACTTATACCAATAAGACACTGAAAATCAATGTGGCTGGTATGTGGGAGAAGTTTGAAAAGCTTGGTGAGAACAATGGCAACGATGTGCTTGAAGGTGATTTCAGAGTTGCTTATGACCCCACTGCTGCAAAATATGCCGAGATTATCGTAGTCAACGAGTTAGCGAGTTTGCCATGATAAAGATAGAAATTCCGTCCAAAGACACGCCCGGTTTCTTGCGCAGGGCGAAGAAAAGCATCGAGCTAATGCAGAAGGCTGCTGACCCGCAAAGCAACCCGAATATTATCGATGATTTGATTGACTTTATTTTGGGTTATGTCATTGAACCTGCTGACCGAGATGAAGCCAGAGAACAATTGCTGGATGCTTCGCAAGCGCAGCTTGAGGACATCATTGCCCAGATTGGTGGACTAAACCAAAACCCTACATCACCGAGCCCGAGCAATTAAGATATAAGTCTTGGATGCGAGGGTTCGGTGATGAACCGCCTTTATGGGCTGTTGTGCTTGACTTGAGTGAGACGTATGGTATTGCCCCGTGGGACTTTGAGAAAAGATGCACACCAGAATGGTTTCACCGAATGATAATGCGCCGAGATGAGATCATACGTAAAATGAACAAAGCTGGGCACAATGGCTGAAAAGAATGTTCTTGAAATCATAGTCACAGGCAAAGACGAAGCCAGTGGCAAGCTAAGTGGTATTTTAGGGACGCTTGGTGGACTTGGCAAAACCGCTGGCATTGTTGGCGGTGCGCTTGGGGTAGCTGGTGGTGCAGTTGTAAAGTTTGCTGGTGATCTGGCGACGTCTGCTGCACCCGCAGAGGCAGTGAATAACACCTTCAAAAACCTTGCAGCCTCGATTGGCGAAGAAGCTGCCCCGATGCTCGAAGAATTGCGTCAAGCCACAAGGGGGATGGTTGCTGACACTGACTTGATGCAAGCCACGAACAAGTTCATGTCGATGGGCTTGGCAGATAGCTCTGAAGAAGCTGCTAAATTAGCCGAGATGGCAACCCAGCTTGGCTCTGCAATGGGCATGGATGCCACAACGTCAATGGGGGACTTTGCCCTGATGCTGGCTAACCAAGCTATCCCTCGCTTGGATAACTTCGGCATTTCCTCAGGGCAAGTGCGCACACGCATTGAGGAGCTGATGGCTGCTGACCAGAACTTGACCCGTGAGCAAGCCTTTATGCAAGCCGTTATGGAGCAAGGTGAAACCTCAATGGCTAAAATTGGTGAGCAATCAGGAACGACTGCTGCCTCGATGGCAACCGTTCAAGCACAGATAGAAAATCTTAAGACCAGCATGGGGACGGCATTGCT